CTACAGAAAAGCTGTTAAAAGAAGTAAGCGACGAAAAGATTACGCCCGAATCTGCCCGTAAAAAAGTTAATGAGTTTTTTAAAATAGATACAGATAAACAAACACCTGTTTGGGCAGACGTAGCTTTAACTGTTGGTTTAAGTTTACTTCGTGGAGAAGGTGGTGAGGGTAAATTTTTATCTGACCTTGGTGTTGCTGGTGAACGTGGGTTAAAAGTAGCACAAACTCGTCGTAAAGAGAAAAAAGCTGAAGATCTCATGTTAGAAAAGTTGGCTTTTGGTGTTTTTAGAGAAGACGAAAAATCTCGTAAAACGCTCATATCGCAACTTACTAAACAACTTGGAGAAGAAAGAACAGCGAGTAGAACATACGGTCTAAATCTTGCTAAGTTTTTTCAAAAGAACGAAGAAATAGATGAAACACAAGCAAAAAATAGAGCAGGAGCCATCACAAATACGATAAATACTTTTTCAAAAGAGTTAAAAGCTAAAGCGATACCTATTATTGCTCAATCACCAGATACCTTTAAAGGTGTTCCAACTGACGAAGTGCCTTCTGTAATTTATGGTTTATTAAAAAATAAAGGTATTAAACTTGATGAAATTGCAGATTCTAAAGACATTGTAGAGTCAAATTTTGTAATTACTGATCCTGCAACGTATGAGCGTTTTCAAAAGGCTTTTCCAAGTTCGTTCCCAGAACCATTCCAAGAAGGTAAAGAATATCGAGTACAAGGGTTTAGTGATAAGTCACGTGGTAAATCTGAAATGCCTATGACTTCTGTACTCTCGGTAGAAAAATCTTTAGGTGGTCAAGATGAATTATCTCGTTTGATTACTACAAGAAACGAGTTAAATACAGCACTAATTGCTTCTCCTGAAGATGAAAATATTAAACAACAACTTACAGAAGTAAACGGTCGCATTGATATTTTGTCAACACGTAAATCTCCAATGAGTTATATTTTCGTAGACGGTAAAATGGTTGCGGCTGGCGAAGGTGCAGCTGGTGCATATGCGCAAGCTGAAGCTATATCAAAAGGAACAGAACTATCTAAACAAGGTAATTCACTTGCATCGGCTTATGGTCTAGGAGATAACATCCTTCGTTCTTTGGCTTCGACTCCTTCACCTGCTGATTCAGTTGGTGTTGTAGCAAACTTCGGTAAATTTATTGGGGGTGGACGTGGTCAGATAGACGCTGTAATTAATACTTTCGGTAATAACGCTTCAGATAATCAAGCTAATTATTTAAACGGCACTATTACTTCGAGTATGCAAAACAGCAGTGAACGAGTTGGTAATACAACCGTTGGTAAAGTGTTTAAAAGACTTGAAGCAATTACTCAAGGTAATACTGAAATTAAATCACAACTTATGAGTTTTGCCTATGCGTTAGCTGGTAGTCGTGAAACAGGTAAGTTGACAGATAAAGACGTTGCAGCAGCACTTGTTACTTTTGGTGGTGGTGATATTGCAGAGGGTAAATGGTTTGCTAATCCAAACGTTCTAGTAACAGGTATTAACCAAGCCCTTGATACAGCAACAAATGCATTTGCTGTAAAATACGATGGCGTTCATAGCACGCCTGATAATATTAAATATTTGCGAGATGTCGAAGGACTATCTGAAACAGAAATCGCACGAAGAACTAAATTTAATTTAGCTGATTTTCTTAAAAAGAATGAAGGTATTCGTGAAGGACTTGGGGATCGAGTAGGTCTTGTAGATGGTAGAGTAAAGTTTCAATCTCTTGATAAATATCGTGGCGACGGTGCAGGTAATACTGATGGCGGAGCTGGGCAGTTTACTGTCGAACAAATTGATGATTTTAATGTAATTGATGGTGCAGTTCGGTTATTTGGTAATGATCGTCAGGGCTTGGTAGAATTTATGAAAAAGTTCGATGACGATACGCTTGCAGCGTATAGACGATATAAGAGGGGTGAATAGTGTCCGTCGATCCCGTTCTTGATGCTATTATTTCACAACGATTACAGGCAGCTTCTGCACAAGCTGCTGGTAGTGGTCAAATACCAACAGCACAACCATCAGTACCTATGGATCAAGGTTCTTCGTTCTATGACCTTTATCCTTTGATTGGTGCTGGTCAAGCTGCGACCCCATACGATGTTCTTGGTCCAGAGGATGAATTTTTATATGGTCAACCACGACCAAAATCTAGAGGTGAATTAACACAAGAAGCAGGAATTTTAAACGAAGGTATCCCAACTGGTCTCCGTTTTGAACTTAGTACAACAACTTTATTTAATCCAGAACTACAAAAGAAAAATGTAGAACATAACCTTCGTCGATATTTTGAAGCTGAGAATTTAATTACTGACGATTACGATCTTGGTTTGCGAATCGGTCCTGTTAGTCAACGTCTCGAGTTTCGTGATCCGAGGTTTGATGGTAAATATAATGTCGTAGACCCGTTCGGAGCTAAAGATATTCTTGGTGATATCGCAGATATTTCTATGGATACATTGTTACCGATTGCTACAGAAGTAACGGCGGGTGTTGGTACTGCGATGATCCCTGGAGTCGGTCAAGTTCCTGGTGCGCCAATCGCAGCTGCAGCATTAGCAGCAACAGCTACATCTTTTGGTCGTTTGAAATACGCTCAAAATCAAGGTTTTCTTTCGGAAGAAATTACCGACGAAGATATAGCTATGCAAGCCTTAAAAGAAGGTGGTTTAAGTGCAGCCTTTGGTATTGGTGGACAAGCGGCTTTTAAAATGTTGCGACCTATATTACGGACTATGGGTTTAGCTAGTCCAAAGATGGCGTTTGATATTGATGAACAAACGTTTATAAGAGCTTATGAAAAATATATGTCTTCGCCAAAAGGCAAAGCTGCATCAGAAGCAGGGGTAACTCCAAGCTCTGCTCAAATATTAGAGGCAGTAGCTAAACAAGAAGCAAGCGCAGTAGAAAAGGGTAAATTACAAGCAACTGCAACAGAACTAGCAGAACAAGAAGCACGTATTTCAACTTCTCCAGAACGTGATACTGCTGATGCACTTGTAACTCCAAGTCTTGAACGATCAGCCGCTGCAGAAGCAGCCGTTCGGGATGTGGCAGAAGAAAGTATGCCAACAGGTGTTCGCGGTACAGCAGAGAGTTTAGGTGAACGTGAAGCTCAAGCACTTGGTGAAAATATCCAAGCTGGTCTTACAGCAAATAAACAAATGCAACTTGCACAACTTGATGACGTTGTAAGTCGAGAGTTAATAAATGTAGAAACAGCTATTGACGATGCTGTTAATCTTCCGTCTAATGTTGCAGATATTTCAACTATTGGTTCAGCAGCTAAAGAAGCGATTGTTGAATCATATGAAAAAGCTAGTTCGGCGATTGGTAAACAATATGAAGATTTATTTGCTCGCTGGTCAGACTCTACAGGTATTAGTATAGATTCTGTAGTAGTTGGTAAAGGTGCGATTCGTCCTACTGAAGCAGTGAGATTTGCTCAAGATTTAAAAGCTACTTTACCTGACCGTCCGTTTGCTGATCCTGGCGACGCAACTGTTATAAACAAAGTTCTTGATTCTTTTGTTGAAAGCACGTCAGGTGCGGCTACAAAAATTAAACCTATTTCTCTTCGTACTTTAAATGAAAATATTCGTGATCTCCGTAGGTTAGAACGTAAAGCATATCTTGCCGCACAACGTGGTGAAAATGCTCCTAGTCCAGAAACGATTAGTGGAATGGTAGATGCGCTTGAAAAAGCTCGTAATCGCATCATATCTCGTAAAGGTGCTCCAGAAGGACTTGTAGAAGAACTTCAAGTTCTTGATACTGCGTTTGCAGATTTTTCTAAAAAGTTTAGAAACGCTCAAGTATCTGCTGTAGCTAAATTGCGTAATGCTAAAAACCCAGAAGCCGCTTGGAATATTTTATTTCAAAAAGACAATAGTAGAGTAGGGGGTAGAACAGCCGTTCTTGATATTGCAGATGAATTAAAACTACCACATAATGCTGATTTATTTGCAAACGTAGGAACTATGGTTCGTAATAAATGGTTAAAAACTGTTGTCGATAGAAACGAAAGAACTGGCGAAATTATAAAAATTAATATTGCTGAACATAGTAAATTTATAAATCAATACGGAGCTGTATTAGAATCATATTTAACACAAGCAGAACGTAATGCTCTCGGTTCAGCAAGAGAGTTTGCAGAACAAGTTATAAATACTCAAGCTCGTAAACAAGCAACAGTTGATAAAATTAACACAAAGTTTGATCTTGGTGGCGGTAAGGATATTGAACCTGAGTTTATCTTCCAACGTTCTTGGAAAGAGGGCGGTATATCTAAATTTGATGAAGTCTATAATGTGCTTCGAGAATCTCCTGAACTTCTCGATACTTATAAAGCGTTCGTATATAAAGATATGTTTGATCCAGCGGCTAAACGTGTGAAGTTAGTAAACGGTCGTGAAGTTTTAGATCCTGCCGAATTAAAACCGTATATTGATAAAAATAAAGACAAACTTAGTACACTCTTTGGACCAGATTATGTTCGTAATTTAAATACTGTTTTAGACGTAGCCGAAGACGCTTTAACTGCTGTTCCTCGTAGAGGCGCACGTCGTGAGGGTAGTGCGCTCGTAGGTATTATCCGTGGTTACGTTGGTATGTTTACACGTCCTGGACGTTTCTTAACGTTCTTAAATAATCAACGTGGGCGCATGAGAGAAGATGCTATGACCATGGCTCTTGCTGATCCTGCAGTATTAGCAGATATGGCAAAAGCAGCTAAAGTACCATTATTATCAAAGGAGGGGCAACGTCTAGCAGGTCGTATTCTTGGGGGTCGATATGATGATCCTACACAAAAAGATTTACCTGTAGACAGACCATCAGGTGCAAGAGCACTTTTACAAGAATTAGAAGCAGGTAATCTGTAGTAAGGTAATGATATGCTCGCTGAACTGGCTGCAGCTAATGCTGCTTTTGCAATCATTAAAAAAGCAGTAACTAATACTGGAGACCTTGCTAAAGCAGGTAAAGCGATATCTGATTTTGTAATTGCAAAAGAAACACTTCAAAGAAAAGGACAGCAGAAAAAGAGACGTGGTGTACGGTCTTCCGATTTAGAAGAGTTTATGGCATTAGAGGCTATAAAACAAAAAGAAAAAGAGTTAAAACAGTTTATGATATATGCAGGAAGACCAGGACTTTGGAGCGATTGGCAAAAATTTCAAGCTGAAGCTCGAAAAGAACGGAGAGTACGAGAGGAACTTGCAAAACGCAGAAGAGCTGAAATATTAGATGCTATCGGAATAGGCGCAGTAGTCTTACTGATATCCGCTATGGTTGCGGGTTTAGTTGCTTGGATTGCTTGGTTAAAAGGGATGTTTGATTAATGAGTGCAGAAGACGTAGCAAGAAAATTATTAGAGCTAAAGATACTACCAAGATTTATGATGCTTTGTATGACAGGCGTGTATATTAGATGTATCGAATGGGCATTATCACAGCCCGATTTAACAACACAACAAGCTAGTTTAATATCCGTTGTTACAGGAGCAATGACAGGAAGTCTAGCTGTGTGGTTAAACTCAGAGAAATAAATGCCAGCCAAATTAAATGAAAATACTGAAGTAGCTTTGCCACTTCGGAATATTATTAGTATGGTTGCTGCTGCATCATTAGCGACATGGGCTTATTTTGGAATTATAGAACGATTAAATACTATTGAAACTAATCAGACTATGATGTCAGCTGACTTAGAACAAAATACAGAATTTCGTATTAAGTGGCCTCGTGGCGAAATGGGCAGCTTGCCAGCAGATTCTGAACAGTTTATGTTAATAGAACATTTAGCTACCGAGCTTGAAAGATTACAGGTAGAAATAGAAGAGGGTCGTGCGCCATACGATCAACAACAAAAACTAACATTAGAGTTTTATGAAAAACGAATTAGTAATCTTGAAGAAAACTTAGAGAAGATACGTAACGGTGATTGAACTTACATTTGTTTTATTATTGGTAATGAATGGCGAAAAAGTAGAGTATACGCCTTACAAGTCGTTGGCTGAGTGTTTATCAGTTAGGCGTAAAATAAAACGTAACGTAGGTCATACAAATAATTTTAATGAAAAATGGTCATGCAAAGAACATAAAGTAATGGTGCTTAATGGTGAAATTTTGGAGTTTATAGAATGATACAAGCGTTAATTGGTCCTATTACTTCATTAGCTGGTTCGTGGATGGAGTCTAAGGTAGAGCAGACAAAAGCTAAAGGTGCGGTTGCAAAAGCAAAGGCAGAAGCAGAAGCTGAAGTAATGAAAGTTGCTGCTACACACGAAGCTGGCTGGGAAAAAATAATGGCGCAAGCCAGTGATAACAGTTGGAAAGATGAAGCCTGGACAATATTGTTTATAATCATCATAGCTATGTGTTTTATACCGTTTACACAGCCCTACGTTGAAGAAGGTTTTGCAGCTTTAGATCGTACCCCAGAATGGTTTCAATGGGCCATGTACGCATCAATAGGGGCCTCTTTTGGTATTCGTGGAATAAAAGGTATTAAGAAATGATCATAGAAGAATTAAGAAAAGAAATAGAAATCGATGAAGGATGCAAGTACGAAATCTATCTCGATCACCTTGGTTTGCCTACTTTCGGTATTGGCCATCTCGTTTTGGATTCTGATCCTGAGAGCGGAGCAGAAGTCGGAACTCCTGTATCAGAAGATAGAGTGTCAGAGTGTTTTGATAAAGATGTACACACAGTGCTTTCCGACTGTGAAAAACTGTACGAAGACTTCTCCGAACTCCCTGAAGAAGTGCAAAGAATTATTGCAAACATGATGTTTAATATGGGCTACCCAAGGCTAAGTAAATTTCGTGGAATGAAAGCAGGGGTAGATGCTAGAGACTGGAATAAAGCCGCAGATGAGATGGTCGACTCACGTTGGTATAAACAAGTAACTAACCGTGCTGAACGTCTCGTTCAGCGGATGAGATCGGTCTAATACTCAACTCATAACCCATATTACCTAACACTTTATTAAAGTTTTCTAAAGTAGGCTGACGCTGTTTAGCTTCCCAAGTGTATACTGTAATAACAGCTACGCCTGTACCGTCACTTACTTCTTTTTGTGAATACCTGTGTTTCGTTCTAAGGGTTTTAAACTCATCAACTAAATCAGCCATTTCTTCCAATCTTCTTCCAATACTTGTGTTGCGATGTTAATCTTTTGACGTAGCGCACTTACTATTTTTTCATCTACAGTTTTACTTGCTATTAAGTCAACGTAGGTTACATTATTATTCTGGCCGATGCGGTGCGCTCGGTCCTCTGATTGTAATCTTACTTCAAGATCGTAACTGTTACTATAATAAATTACTGTAGATGCGGCAGTAAGAGTTAACCCGTAACCACCAGTACGGGGCTGTCCTACAAAAAACCTTAGACTATCGTCTTCTTGAAAACGCCTAACGATTTCTTGTCTTTGTTCACCGTCCGTATCTCCGAAATAAGTCTCAACGGTACTCGAACCATAGACCTTGGTTATTTCATTTTTAATTGCTAATATATCGTGTCGATAGTTTGCCCAGATTATCGCTTTGCCATTTAGTTCTTCTAACACTAACATTAGTTCAGTTATACGACTATTCGCTAATTCGACGATATTACCATCGTCTGTCGTAATAAACCCACAGCTGATTTGATGTAGACGAAGTAGTTGAGTAATAACTGCGTTAGCAGTAACTAACTCCATATCGCCTAATAATGCAACAGCAGACTTTTTCATCTGGTTATAAACATTCTTTTGTTCAGGAGATAATTCAATATCACGTTTCGTATAAATCTTATCTGGTAAGTCTAAACACTCTTCTTTAGTTACTCGATACGAATAAGGTCTAATAGAATCAGTTAGTTCATCAAGATTCCTAAATCCAAGTATTTGATTGTATTGGTGCGACCCTGCGTTACGTCTTATCATATCTGCATAACGAGTACAGAAAGCATAATAAGATTTAAAACCAAGAAGTTTTTCTCCAAGAAACTGAAACTGAGCAAATAAATCTAAAGGTGTCTTCGTAATCGGAGACCCTGTAAGAATCCGTTTATAAGCGCAAAGTTTGGCTAAACGTATGGCTGCTTTTGTTCTTCTAGCCTTATGGTTTTTTATAACCGTAGACTCATCTATAACTATTAATGTCCTACCACCATGTGACTTTATAAATTTAGTCGCTACCTCTTCTGCTTTACCACTGGATAGAGCTTCGATATTCATTACAAATATATGTAGGTTATCGTCGACTTTCCATATACTGCGAATAGCATCTTTATGTTTATTAGTAAGCGGAGAAGCCCAATAAGCAAGTTTATATTTAACTTCATCTGGTAAATGTGCTGGTATTTCTTTTTCTACCCAGT